AACTCCAAAATCTATTGCTTTGTTGGCAACAGCAACATCATAGTCTAGGTCTACATGAGGGGCACCGCTAACCCATCCGTCTGAGCTATTCCATCCACCATCGTAGTCTTTTAACTGAAACGATATTTCTCCGCCTTCACAGTCATCATTTAGATACATCACTAAAGAATACCTTAATGTTTGGTCTCCATCTAGCTGATCAAAATGTGCACCCATAGCCATTCCAGTGTTGTATTTTTTAATATTAAAGGTTGGGAAAAGCCTTGGCTCATCAAAATCACCAAGAGAAGATGCATAATCCTTACATACATCATATAAAGTTTTCATTATTGCATCATATACATATTTGCTTTTTGTAGCTACCTCATTATCCAATCTATTTATCTGATCAATATTAAAAGTTTTTGTTTCTCCATATATAAAAGTTTTGTCATTAGAAGATGTCCAACTGTTCCAAACATTTATGTCTGAGCCTTCAGGTGAACCAAGTTCGTCAAGATCCTTTAGAGTCTTTTGAAAAGTTTCAAAATTTTCTATTGCATCTGTATAATAATAAACTTTTGGATCTAACTTTTCTAGTTTCACTTTGTCTCCTCAGTATTTGTTGTTTTCATAAAAATCTGTTATTTTAATAAAACCAACCAAAACATATCTAATTGGTCCTTCTCCGACATGCTTAACACCATGCTCAAACTCTTCATTACCTGGAAAAATTAACAATGATCCTGGCTTTGGCCTTAGCTGTAAATCATTATTTTTAAATATCAATTCTCCATCAACATAATCATCATTTAGATATAATATAGCTGCATGAACAATTGATGGGTCAGTATGTTGATCTGTATGAGATTTTAATTCTACGCCAGATTGCATTCTTTGTACTGTTGCAAAACCACTTAAATGAAGAGTGCTATCTGCTTTTATAACCAATTTATCAAGCTTAGAATGTATTTGTCTATAAATTGGCTTTGCAGATATGTTAAGATTTTTATCTTGCCATCCTTCGGTAACTTCAAACTTGCCTTCAGCAACAAGATTATCTACGTCGTCTCTTCCAAACTTTTCTAAACAAAATCTTTTAAGATTTGAGGTATACTCTATGAACCATTCTGGCTCTGGCGTACCATGTATAATATCAAGGATAGTATTAAGCTCTTCATCAGTCAAATAGTTTTCAACTAAAAGAAGGTTTGGGATAATTGGCTTAACATTAAGTCCAGCCTCTTTTAATTCTTTTTCTAAAAAGTTATCCATTTTTATAAATCTTCTACTTTGTATCTGTTTCCATCAGCATCAAGCTTCCAGCCCTCTTTAAGAAGGTCTTGCCATTCTGCTTTTTCAATTTCTTGCTTTGCTCTGGTTGCCTTCATTTCTTCAGCCCAAGCGTCTCTAAGCTCTTGTGGGTATGCATCTTCTTCTCTGTCATCCCAGAAGGAACCCAAAGTATATCTAACTCCACTTGTTATAAGAGTTACTTCGTGCATATTGTTAAATCCCCCGTCAAATGCAGCAAGCATTCCTACCTTAGGGGCTATGCTAATATCTTGATCTGGAAATTGCAACATTCCTCCTTCAAAATCATCGTTTAAATATAAAAATGCTGCATACCTACTTCTTGTAAATGCTCCTGAATTTCCGTGTTCATCTGTATTGTCAGAGTGCTTGCGTGCATATGCTCCTGGCTCCCATTTTTGTGTGTGATATCCAATTTGAGAAATAATTTGTGGATCAAGTTCGTGAACACTTGCTACTGCTTTAATAATGCCATCTTTCATGTCTGAAAAAATATTAGGGTCTAAACCTTCTGCAACTACATGCTCATCATTATCTTGTGGCAAAACAGAAGAATATGACTCATAAAAAGATATTGGTGTCCAGGTTATTAATCCAAGATCAGCATGCTTATCTAATACCTTTACAAGTTTAGCAGCAGTATCTGCATCAATAAAGTTTTCATACACAACTATATCTTTTGTTATCCTAGTTTTATTTTCTAGATTCATGACAATCTGACTCCATTTTCTATGTGGTTTCTTTGAGGATGCTTCAATCTAAACTCTTCCTCTAAATCTTTTTGCATTCCTGCCCATACTTCTTTGCCAAACTTTTGTTCATTTTCATACCACTCCGTGCTGCCTTCTTGATATCTTTGCCAGTACATTCTTGCTAAAAACTTGTTTTTGTTGTATGATGGCATAACTCCGTGTAAGTATGGCTTTCCTTCTTCTGTAAGAAAATCTGGATGCCCTGATGGAAAAACTAAAATATCTCCTGCTTCTGGCTTATATTTTACTAATTTCTCTCCCATAGCAAAATCAACTTCTCCGCCTTCATAGTCATCGTTAAAGTAAATTGTGCATGTTATTATAAACTTATAGCCTGGTGCAGCTCCTCGTTCTCTTATGTAGTCTGAATGATAGTTCATGCCAACTGTTTTATCTTTATCGCTTGTGTCATACTTGCCTATTGTCCCACCAGCCCATTTCCATGTTGGCAGTATATTTCCAGAATCCTCTACGGAGGTTGCCTGTAGATCTATGTCAACACCGTATCTAGCAGCATAGTCTTCTGTTGCTAAATAAAAATTTTTCATCATTTCTAAAGCAAAATCTTTTTCATCTTCTTGTTTTTTTGTTGTTGTTACAATTTTATTAAAGTTTGCATACTTGTCACCCTCAGAAAAAGAAGGGGTTATTGGATTTAAATACTCTCCAAAATGAGACCATCGTGTCCAATTATTAAAAATTGTATCTTCTGACACAGTTAGTGAATCTGTCAAAATTTTATATGACTTTGATATATCTTTAAACATGTTTTTGTAAACACGAATGTTTGGATATATTTCTATTGATTCAAGAGAAACTGTAGTCACTTATGGCTTCCTGTCTCCTGTATGTTCTGTGATTTCCCAGAAAAATGGGCATGTAAACCTTAGTCCACTCTTTATCTCTGTTACACCGTGAATATAATTCATGTCACCTGGGAAAAAGTATGCAGCACCTTTTTTAGGTTTAAATTGAACACCCTGATTTGGAAAGTATAACTCACCACCCTCATAGTCTTCATTTAAATAAAACAGGCTTGAAAGGTCATAGTTTGGAAAATCATTTGGAAGCCCAGCGTCTGGACCTTCATGTAGTTCTTTATCTGCATGTGGCTTTTGAAATTGTCCTGGAAGCCATTTTACTATAGTAGTTCCAGTTGGTATAACTTTTACACTGTAAAACTCTTCAACAATTGGCTTTAGTCTTTGAAACAAACCAGCAATTACTGGTGCTATTGTTGGATCATTTTTATCTAAGCTTGGCTGTGTTGCAACTCTGTCTTTCCAATAATCTGAGTCATATACAACAGTTCCATTTTCATTTACATGGCTTTCTGTGACATCCCAGATTGTTAAAGACTTTGCAGCCTTTTCCAAAAACTCTATTTCTTCTTGAGTCATAAAGTTTTCTAGCTCAACAATCATCTCTTTTCCGCTACCAAACCATCCAGAAGGTGTGAGTGAAGGCTTTCTAACCACAACAGAAGCTTTTATATTGTCCATAACTAGATTATACCATTTCCTTTGTTTTTTGTATTGTCCGTGACAGAAAGACGTAAGACTTTGGTCTCATGCGATCCTACGCTTTCACCCTTTTCATTTATAGCGTCCCTGTACCAATCAGTCCACTCTCCAGACTTATTAATAACTTGTGCTGCTTCACCATATGACCTATGAGCCATTTCTCTTTTGCGATCTGGGTCGGAGTAATCAAATATCTGAATTGATGTGTTATCCATTGCAGTCAAAGAAACTGGAATTATTGTTGCAAGAGGGGTTCCTGCTTTAATTGTAATTTCTTTGTTGGGAATTCTTGCCTTAATTGCTAACGGAAAGCCTGAGTCAAGCCAAGATGTACTTATTAAAGAAGACATTGTTTCAAAGTCTTGATTAAAATAGTTGACTGGATTAATTGTAAACATACTTACATTTTGGTCAGACCTAAAGGTTAGTCCAGTGTGTACACTTACTGTTGACTGACCTCTTCCAGTATAAGTAAATTCTGCCCCTTCAAGTATAGTTATATTTTCTGAACTAGTATCATTAATACCGTTCCAAATAAATTTTATATCTGCGCTAGCTGATAAATTCCAACCAATCATATTTGCCTGTGTAACTGGAAAACATCTATACGCATGTTTTTCTGGAGTTACATCCATCCAATCTCTTTTTATAGACATTGGAGAAATAATAATTTTTGAGTCTGAAAATCTTTCGGCAGATATATTTAGCATTAGTCTGTATCCGCTACATACATATCTTGTGTGTGAAACTTTTTATTATAGTCAAGCATTGTAACAATAGAGTATTTTGTTCCTGAATGAACTGGCATTGCTCTATGTGGATACATAAAGTTAGAAGGGAAAATAATAAGATCTCCTGCTTCTGGCTTTATTGTTAAGTTTTGCAATCTAAAGAAAAGCTCGCCACCTTCATAGTCATCATTTACATAAGCTACAAGAGAGACTGTGCAGTTATAAGAAAATCCATGATCATGGTGCTCTTGAAAGTGTTGTCCTGGCCCATACTTAATAAAGTTAAATGCTTCCCAATACTTCAAATCCATGACTC